GAATATAGATGTCTAGCTCGTATGGATCTATTGTTGAGCGGTTGCCTGACAATACGTTTGTTGAGCCTACCAATGACCGCACCCAATTGCATATCTCCTTTTCAGCCGTCGATTGAGCTGACTGGGTTTGTGTATATAATCCCACGCGAGCCAGGTATTGCCCTATTGTGGTCGCTCCACCTGCAACGTTTAGACCTTGTGCAATGTCCGTCAACGTTCGTTTGTTTGTGTAATGTTCAGTATATAACCAACCTTTGTCGGTTAATTTATCCAACACACCAGGGTCGTAATTTAAGTGTCCTACGTTTTGAACTCCGTACTTACTCACGATTGTATTTTCGCGATGTTCCTTACGACTTTTTCTTTGCTGGTGTGTTGGGTTTGGACGATTGGCGGAAGCAACGATTTTGCCACTGCTAGACGCTAGATAGTTAGTGTGTCCATATTTTCGAAGATTGGTCTGTTGTCTCGTTAACCTCTGTTGTTCATAATCTGATTTGCTCTTTTTGATGGCTGTAACTTCTGGGTCTGTGTTGGGACACCGCGGATTTCCACAGTACGTTTTATACTGACGAAAACGACGATCCCAACTAACTATGTCTGGACACATCTTGCAGTGTGGTACTGAGATTGAATTGTTGACAATATGCCACAGGCGTTGTGGTAAGGAGGAGGATGTTGCTGGTAAAAATTCCGTCTGTGATGTTATTTGATCTACAGTGTCGCGGTGCTCCTTTAGCTTTGACAACTCACGAGTTCTAGTGGACCAATATATTGCTTGTTCAGTAGTGATCATAAAAATAGCCTCCGTAGAGGCTATTTATACACCATTTCATTGTTGGAGGCTACAGTCAGGGATTAGACTTTACCAGCACCACCAGTAGCGATACCTTGTCCTTGCGAGTACCCACCAATCGATTGACGAGCGATATCGAAACGCACCGAAAGTTCGATTTGAACTGCGTCACTCGAACTATAATCTAAATCACCGTAGTTGACGTCTTTCAGCCAGCAGCCTTCAATCGTCCATTTCTCTATGACCTGGTCGTTACCATCCAATTGGTCTAGGTACGTGACGAATTTGTACAAGCTAGCTTCGCCAGCTGCCGCCAACCATTGTCCTTCAGCACCGATCAACCATTGCTGTTTCTGCATTTGTGCTTGAACAACTGTTGCTGCAGTGCCAGTTACGTCGTCTTGAATCACTAGAGAGATCGGTTCCCAAGTGTGTTTGCCAGCAACCCATGCAACAGAGTTGTAACGGTGAAGTTCAACTTCAGTGTACGCCAAGCGTGGCTTTTGGATGGTAATTGCTTGCATCGACACAGGCTGCGAATCTGCTCCGCCTCCCATGTTCGCGAATGTAACGCGCCAACGGTTTTTGTGCTTCGGATGCAGGATGCCTGTGCCAATTCCTGGAATGCCGATGTCGTTCACAGTAGCCATCTATAAATACTCCTAGTATAATGTACTATGATATATTTATGTAAAGGCGGACCAAAGCGTGGGAAAAAGAGCAGAGTTGTTGAGTGACATGGTAGCGCTTGGTGTGATAACACCACATTACGCAATGACAAAAAAATCTCTACGGACAATCAACCAATTCCCCACCGTGATTGAATGTCTGTTGTCTGTTACGTCGTTTATCCAAGGAACACTTAAAGACACTCTGCGGGAACGCATTTACTGCGTTAAACGGAGCATTTCGCACGTTCCTAAGTGTATAGTATGTGGCGGTCAGGTAAAATTTAGACCTGATGGTGTTAATGTGGGGTATCCAGACACGTGTTCTAGGCAATGCTCATATTCTAGCTCAAACAGACAAACAAAACGAATAGCAACTTCCATACAGAAGTATGGAGTTAGATTGCCTCAACAGAGTGAAGAGGTTAAACTGCGAACAGAACAAACAAATCTAAAAAAATATGGAGCACAACACGTAAACCAACGTTCAATTGAAGCGACTAGCATAGATTGTCTGTTGTCTGTTACTTGGTTGACACACCACCATCACGTGTTACAAAAAACTCTATCGCAGATTGCTGATGAACTGTCTGTTGACGTATCTACCGTCCAAAGACACGCACACAAATTAGGTATAACTACAAAACACTTCTATGTATCGTCGCATGAGCGAGAGGTCCGTGAATTTGTAGAGTCGCTAGGATTGCAAGTGGAATGTAATTCGCGAACATTAATAAGTCCGTATGAGATAGATATTGTGTGTCATTCTCATAAAGTTGCTATCGAATATTGTGGACTGTATTGGCACAGCGAACAACAAGGCAAACATAAAAATTACCACAAAAACAAAATGGATGCGTGCGAACGGGTAGGATATAGGCTAATTACAATATATAGCGATGAATGGGAACAACGTCGTGATATCGTGAAAAGAAAGTTGATGCATGTGTTTGGATGCAGTACTGAGCCTAGAATTTTTGCGAGACAGTGTACGGTAGGTGTCGTGCAGCGAAATGAATGTAAAGCATTTCTAACAGCAAATCACCTACAGGGAGATGGTCCAGGATCGATTAGATTGGGATTATATTTCAACGATACGTTGGTTGCCATTATGCTGTTTACACAAGGTAAAGAGCGGCAATATACGCTAACACGATACGCTACTTGCATGCAGGTCGTTGGTGGATTTAGTAAATTGCTAACGCACTTTAAGCGTAGCGTAGACTGGAACCAGATAGTGTCGTTTGCTGACAAAAGGTGGAGTGATGGTAATATGTACATCGTCACTGGGTGGACAAAAAATCGTATGCTACTACCGGACTACTATTATTCGCCAGATGGCCACATTAGAATTCACAAATTTAATTACCGCCGCAAGCGTTTACCAAACAGGCTAGTCAATTTTGACCCAACGCTGTCAGAAACGCAAAACTGCAGAAATAACAAAATATTGAGGATATGGGATTGTGGTAAGATTAGATTTACGCTGAACAATACAAAAAAGGGGTGATTAATCCACCCCTTTTTTGTTCGTTCTCAATTAAGCGATGCTTGTGCCGGTGTTAACGACACGGATCGGAATGTAAATGAATTCAGCTGCTTTGACTGGTTTTAATGCGATGTCAATATACATCTCATTACGATCAATGCGATCTGGAGTGTTGTTTGAATCATCACAAACAGTTGCAAAGTCATATAAGCCGCGTTTCACGATCAAATCACCCAAGAAACCATCAACAGCCGCTTTCAAATTATCACGAGTCAGTTGATCGTTTGGTTCAAACACGAACGGCATTGCGTTTTTGCGCAGTTGACGACGAACGTACATAATCAAACGTACGACGTTGATGCGGTCCAGCGCTGATGCAGCATTTGCTGAAGTCTTTTGCCCCCAAATCAAAATGCCACGGCCTGGGAAGAACACAATTGGGTTAATGTTTGTAAAGTATTTGTATAGATTGTCGCGTTGGCCTTGGTTAAGGTCAGCTTCAACAAATGTGGTTGCCGTTCCGAGCGTCCCTGTAACATAACCGACCTGTGAAACGCCAGTAACGATACCACGTCTCGCGCCAGCTGGAGCAATCCACACATTAGCAACGTTGTCGCTGTAGCAGATAGTACGCAATGCTGTACCTGATGCTGCAATGAATACGTTTTGACCATCCAAATTTGACGCAATGCCGTGTGGGTAGTAGTACGCCACATTGGTTGATGATTGACGAGCAATCGTAGCGCCCCAAGTAACAACATCTTCTGGGCTCAAGTTGAATGGTGTATCAGCGATGACAAACGCTTCTTCAAGAACGTCAGTGCTTAATGCCAACATTTCGTCGACGACTTCTGGGAAACCTGGGCAAAGAATCAAGTTATATTCGTACGTTTCGCCGCGAATATTTGTGTTGCTGTTAATAGCCGCTTGAAGTGCTGTGACAACAGAGACGCGGCGGGCTGCGTCATTTGCTCCAAGGCTTGTCTCATTTAAGAATTGAGTTGTGTATTTCAGTTCATCAGCGGCGGCGATTAAAGTGTTACCTGCTTCTGTCGGAGACCATTCGTCATTGTGGTGAGGCGTAGAACCTAACAAACCTGACACCCATGCTGATGCGTCACCGTCAAGTCCAGCGAAACAACCAGTTGCAGGGTTGCTGTATCCGCTAGCATAGATTGGATATGTGCATGTTGGTGATGTCGTATGTGGACCAAAGAAATCTGCTTGCAGGGTGCTGAATGAGAACATTGCCCACACTGCAGCAGTTGCTTGTGTAGCTAGTGACATCAATTCTGACTTCGAAACGGATGTTTTATAATACCCGACACCAGCGGTTGCGGTGTCAATGGAAACGTAATTAGTTAATGAGCTGATTAAATCGACATCTGCGATATTTACGGTTGAGTTGAACCCAGCGGTTGAGCTAGTGATGACCAACTTACCAGCCAAGGAGATAGATGCAACACCTGCGCCCATAATTGTTGAGTTGATCGCTGTCACCAACGAAGAGAACGTGGCAGCATTGCTACCGAGGATGCTCAATGGGAAAGCAACGCCATCAATCGTAACGGTGGCCGTATATGTAGTAGCACCAACCAGACCAGTTACATCTGTACCAACAACTGGAGCAGAGAACGTTACAGTCTGGGCACCACTTGAACCTGATGCTGGGCTGTATCCGTTTGCTGTGTTATATTGTTGGATGTATTGAGCGACTAGATTCTCAAGAACGAACGATGCTTCTGACATCGCATTGTCCCAAATATCTCGCAATGCAGTGATATCATCATTCAGGTTGACATTTGCACGAATGGTGTACGCAAGGTTGCCAATTCCCAAAT